AAGTGCCAGCTGCTTGAGTTGCTGCGCCCGTGCCTTGAAGTCCGTATTGACCCGCACCCGTAGCTGCCTGAACACCTTGAATACCTTGACCTGTCCCTTGCATACCTGCGGTCTGACCACGAATGCCTGTCTCTGCGCCTTGAAGACCCAGCTGACCACCAGCAATCTGCTGACCAACACCTTGAAGGCCAAGTCCAGCACCTTGCATTCCAGCTTGTGCGCCTTGGATACCCTGACCTGTACCCTGCATACCAGTCTGAAGACCTCCGTAACCAGCCTGTAGACCTTGAATCCCTACGTTAGACGCAAACTGTTGAGCTTGCTGTGCTTTGTCATACGCAGACTGTGAGCCTTGTGCTTGAATATTAGCCAGACGATCCTGCAAGCCACGTTGATTTTCAGCTTCTACGATTGCTGCTCGTGACCCACCAAACGCTCCGGACTTAACAGCCTGTGCTTGTGTGCCTTGACGGGAAATGTCCGCCTGACGAACTGCGTCTTTCTGTTGCTGTTGCACAACGTTCTGCATGTAGGGCGACATGTACTGCCCCATTGCATCTGCTGAAGTAGCCTGCTGACGATAAGCATCACCCGCACCAAAACCCTGTTCTGCTGCACTAACCCCGCGCTGTCCAATGTTAGCGCCTTGAGCGCCGTAATTCATACCCATACCGCCGTACTGAGCGCCTTGTGAGCCGTACATTTGTGCGTTTTGTTGCGCTTGCTGGGATGCTTGTTGGGCTTGTTGAGCGCCTTGAGCGCCGTACTGTGAAGCTGCAGCACCGTAGCCAGCACCTGCCTGACCATAACCAAGAGCTGTATTTTGCAACTGTTGCGCGTTTTGTTGTGCGCCAAGGCCTTGCTGACCTGCGCTATAGGCTAGATTAGAAGCATCGGTAAGCTGACCAGATGTTTGCATGTTAGCCACATTCTGCATGGCTTGAGCTTGCATCGGAGTAAACGCAGCATTTCGTTGACCACCATACGCTTGGTACGGCTCATCCATAACTGCTTCAGCTTTACCCAACGTCTTTTCAGCATATGGGCGGGCATACTCAGGGATGGTTGTTGTGGTGACGTTTTGATTAGTAGGCGCACTTGGCCCACCACCACCTTGAGGCTTAATTTGACCACGCGCATCGCGCTGAAACGCCCTTTGGGGCAACATGCCATCTAAGTCATAGATCATAAGATTACCTCAACAATTCTGTATTTATCTTTAAAACCAAAACGGTCTAGCAGCCTAGATACAGAGTCCCGCGCAGCGCATTCAATCGCGGTTGCTCCGTTTGTCCTACAAATACTTTCTAGCTGTTTAAACGTCTCATCGTTAATAATTGACTTGCCACCCGTACCAGTAATAAACGCAACTCTGTGATTGGGTCTGTTAAAAAAATCAACAGTCATTGCACCGTGAATCTTGTTCTCATCATCTGTTGCAACTAACAGCAGCCACCCACCAGTCAGTACATACATCTTAATTTGGTCAAGCGTATAGTCCCCTTTTGACTGCGCTTGCGACTCCGCCATATAACTTTCTACCAAAGGCCAAGTCTGTGCTGCGTGTTGCAAGGGAACGTGCTGTATCTTCATGCTGGTAGGTGTTTATAAGCCTTTGAATCCACTGCAACCTTACCTTTTCCAACAGACTTGCGACGGTTCTTTTGTACACGATCCATCATGGCATACAAGCGTTTTGCACCGGCATCAGTGCTTCCATTGCCAAGCTCAGAAACAACGCGAGCAGGAACCACGAACTCACCATCAGCAAGCCGAGCAGGCTGACGAGCGCCAATTTGAGCAGGGATATCATCGCTAACTCCATCGCCGGGGCCTCTTAGCAACTGACCGCCGTCTGAATAAGTGCCAAGTGAAGAGATACCGCCTTGGTTGTAACGTTGTGTGATTCTACCGCCGTTCTTTTGACCACCATCACCAGCAGCCCAACTTTCATATGGGCGATACCCGCCTTCTTTTTCCGCTTCTTTTTCCCCTTCTTCTTTCTTTTTCTTTTTTGCTAACAAGTCGGCATAAACAGAACCTTCAGTTGGAACGAATGGTTGATTTGTTGTGGTAGTTGTCTCTGTTGCTTCTGATATTTGCGGTGGATTGATTCCTATTAAACCAGAATCAAAACCGGGGACTTGGTTTGGGCCGGGACGAGGGTTAATGTTGTACTGTGCGTTTGCGCGTTCCATAAGCTGTGCGTTGTATGCAGCCACTTCAGGAGCCACTTGACGCATAGGGCGCTCGTAGCGTTGTGTTTCTAAATCACCACCTTCAGCTAAAGCAATGATGCCACCGTTTGCTGCTGTGTAATCTTCAACCGGAGTCACCTTACCCGGTGTAAACCCACGGTCCGCCGTGTAGTATTTTTCACCCTGCTGACCAAACAATGGATTACGCTCGCCCGGATTAAAACCAAACTCTCGGATATTGCCTTTACTTTTTTCCTCTTCCTCATTGGTCCGAGCCAGCATACCGCCTAGACCGCCACCCGTCAGTGCGCCTTTGTTTTGGGAAAGAAATTCGCCAATACCACCTTCAAATAAATTACCTATTCCGGATCCAGCGGAAGTAGTTGTAGCGCCTAAAGCCGGTGTAGTTAAAGGAGCGACCGTCATCGGAGCTGCAACATTAACCGCACTCGGGCCAATAACACTAGGAAATCCGCCGCTAGTAACGGAATTAGTAAGCACGTTTTGTCCAAAGAGAGAAGGCGCGGATGCAGTACTTGCTCCCATACCACTTGCTCCAACTGCGGGGTTTAATATAGACGCCCCAGCTGTGCCAACAGCTTCACCACCAAGAGCGCCAGCGGCACCAGCGGCGGGCATAAGAAAGCTACCAGCAGCGCCACCAACAGCACCCATTAGAGCGCCTTCAAGGACATTTTTCTTCTGCAAAGCGGCAATACCACCACCCATTGCAGCGCCCATAAGCAAACCAGCTACGATAGGGATCATATTTTTTACTCGCTTTGGAAATTAGTTAATATTATCATGGCTTTACTTTTAAAACATTACCTGCCGACGTATCAACATACACATCGCCCACTCGCAAATTTGCAAGTTCTGTTTGGTTTGGTAAGCTAAGCTCTTGCACGTTAGTAAACCGGTTAGGCTGGCTAAAATTTAATGCTGCAATAATTTTTGTTGCATTTCGCTCGGTTGACATGGCTGAAGGCCCAGCGTTGTCTAGTTGTGCAAAATACAAACGTAAAGCGTTGGTTAGCTGCTCCATGTACTGCGGACTGTACGCGGATGGAGCCATTGGCAAGTTTGGGGCTTTGGTTGTACCTGTACTCATCGTCTTCCATCCGGTCTGATATCCGCTCGAACGCTACCCAATTGCCATGCCACACCAAGGTCGCTTGACTCAATACGAAGTGCCATTTGTCGCCCCCGTAGGCGGGTATAAACCTGACCGGTAAACTCTTGGATATTGTACGAGCGAGTGAGGGCGTAGTTGTCTTGGCTTGTTACCGTAGGATTGTCTGCAGGGCTGTATGGGGCGCCAGCGTTACGCCGTGGTTTTATTTCCATGCTGACGGACGGCCCGTTCACATTTGAGCCGTTAAAGTTAATGTCAGGCAATATACGCCAGATAAACGCAAAGTGATCCCCGTCTCCAATATCAAAGTCAGCAGACTGGATATAAGCATAAATAGCTACAGGGGCTTCGCCAGATACATCATCCGTTCCAACCTCATGGAATAATATGCGGTTGTCGTAACCAGCAGCCATAGGGTAATCACGCAAAGGCGAGTCCAGCCAAGCCGTGCGGCTAAGGCTTCCGTAGTACCAAAGGTTTTCCAAGTAGTTATAAATAACGTACTTATCTGCAACGGTAGAGCCTGATGAGCAGTAGAACCACCAGACTTCGTTATAAGCCTCGTTTGATCCAGAAAAGACTTGGTAAGACTGATCGAGGTTTAAATCGTTAAAAATATACTGACGCAGCGCACATGGCAACGTCTCCACTCGACCGGAGTACACATAAAATTTATCGCGCCCCATCCAGTACGTTACGTTATTGGCTGTAATGGCGGCGTTTGGGGACATAATGGACAAGTTATCCATTAATAGGTTAAGGCCATACACGTACGGCGGTCCTAAATACTGCATGGAGTAAAGCGCAGAATCAGTCCACACCAAGATTTCCTGACGTGTTGCATTTGCGGTAACGATATAAGAACCATGCGACAGGCGGAATTCACCAGACTGATTGGTAATAGACGGAACCCATTCGTAAGGGTTTTCTTGGTCCGACCAGCGAACAAGCATAGGATCAAACGGTGTTTCTGAGTCTGTTGGGTCGTAAGGATTGGCACCAAAAGCAATTACAAAACGCTGCAACGCAGATGCTACAACTTCATTTGTTGCGTTAGGGACAAACTGCCCCGCAAACCCGTTAGCGGTTGATTCAACGCTTAAATACTGCGCCCTTACCGTAGGTCCCAAAGTGGCGTCCCAATAGAACAATTCTCCACCACGCGGGGCAATAACCAGATCCTCTCCGTAATTGTCTGCAGACCAAAGGCGCAACTGTTGACCAATACCTAACACACCAGCGCGACCCCAACCCCCGCTACCCCAAGGGTCAGAACCCCAGCCAAGACCTACAACATAAATATCCAAACCTGTTGTTACTTGGTATTCAGCAATAGCCACTGTACCGCCGCCCGAAGCTGCAGACGTAGAAAATACACCATCAATGTTAATGGCATACTTAGTTGTATTAATGTAACGCAATACTTGGTGTTCAGCGTTTAAATTAGCTGCAGTAAACCCACCAAACGGGCCAGTTACGCCGCTATAGGTAACAAAATCATCCTGAGTAACGCCGTGATTGACATCAGTAACAGTAATCGTAGAGCAAGAAACCGCTGCGCTAATTAAGTGCGATGCAGCTGTAGTGCCGTTATACCCACGGACTAATTGCAATAGATCGTTGCCAGAGACTTCACCGTAAAAAATCTGTTCAGTGTCGATCTGGATAATTCCGCCAGTTGAGGGAAATGACGCCGCGCTTGTTAATGTTAGTGATTGTTGCGTAGCAGTAATTGCAGTGGATAGCGTGTTGTACGCAGTAGCAAACGGATTGCCTGTACTTGGTGGAACAGGGCCAAGCATGGGGTTTACGGTTTTACGAATTGGGGTAATGTCGCTATAAACACCACCATCTTCGATGTAGTACTTAAGGTTTGTGCCAATGCCTAAATAATTATCCCCGGCAAGGGTAATCCAATTCCATAACGACCGAGCGGTACCCAGATAAGTTTCGCCGGAAAGTCTCTGCCAACCGCCTATTTTTTCTGCATTACCAGAACGAAAACGGATCTTATCGCCGTCAAACCAGCGACCTTCAGCGGAGTAGGAAGTGCCTTCCCTATAAACACCGGGTTGGATCGCCAGTTTTTGGATTGCCATATAGTTACCCTAGCATCGTATTTGCTTTGATTTTAACAGCCGCGACCCTGTTTAGCCATCCTTTGCCGTGAACAGGAAAATCATCAAGCCCACGGTAGAACTCTTCTTTGGCTTGGCTAAACTTTTCAATCAGATCAACAGGGTCAGCAGCTAAGACAGCAGCCATTGAGATCGGTCCTAACCCACCGTCAGGCGTCACGCCCACAGCAGCCTGTAATAGCTTGATCGAACGACCCGGGCCAGCGTTCACGCCCATATCAAAGACTAAATAGTCAATCCCGCTTGGTAGCTCGTCAGCGCGAACAACGTCCCAGTACTTCTTTTTGTACAACGGCTCAACGTCAGCGGCGGTCAGCTTGCGCATTTGCTCGTGAGTAACTTGATGCCCAATATGGTTTTCCCAATTGAATTGAGTAACGCCAAGCATGGTCGAGCCTTTACGACCATCTGGCAGCTTGTTGCCTTTATCACGCTCGTCGTCCGTAAATCCGCCTTCTGACGCCAACATCTGCTCAAACGCTTGCTTCCAATTACTTTGCATTTTCTTTGCCCTTTGCCATTGTTTCGGCGATTTTCTCAGCGCCGCGTGACCCGAAATAAAACCCAAAAGCTAACATCCCCCATTGACCCAGCAGCTCTACATAAACCGTTTTTGCTTCAAAATCAAATACCGACGCAACAGAGAACACGGTGTAAGCAGAAAACAAACAGATCAACATCATCGGACGAATGTTCTTGGATAGCCACGAGTCAGAAGCCATATCTGCTACATGACGCTTGGTCAGCTCTTGCTCCCCTTGTATGTCAGCTTGAATCTTTTGCAGCTCGCCATCTTGCTGCATTTTCATTAGCTCAAGTTGCGCCTTGGCTTTTTGCTCTGGGTCGGGAAAGAACTTATCAACAATCTTTGACCCGATGTTTAAAATGTCGAGGATAGGTATCATGTTAGAACCTCACGCCTGAAAACGATATTTTGATTGCTGTCCACTTGGCGATACACCAAGCCTTGAATGCTTGCCATTTTGCTTTCATTTGTCCATCTCCGTCGCGGTTAAAATCATGCGGGTCTTAATAGACACCAAGTCCCGTGGTTCTTCTTTGAAACCAACTGCAATATACCCGGCAAACTTGCCAATCTCGCTCGGTATAGAGGCTCTACACATATACTTCACACCTTGCGACTTTGCCCACTCACCGACAGGGCTAGACGACTCAAACGGTTTACAGGCAACCTCGTTGTTTAGCATGGATACAATGTCAGCGTTGCGCTCAGGGCTTGCGGCAAACAGACTAACAGTCACGCCTTCTAGCTTGTGGTTGCGCTCGCCGTTTCCAATTGCTAAGACTGTCGTTCTGCTATTGGTGGCAAGGTTTACTTTGTTGACCACAATACCGATTGCGTTTACATCTTTGACCAGATTATTAGCCAAAGGCAAAAGTTCATCGTGCGTTTTTAGCTGCGGCATGGTGCTGTTGCTACTGATTGCTGCAAGGATGACTTGTCGGCTGTCCCATGTCAGGTAGCCAAAGAAAAAAATGGTAGACAACAAAACGACGGAAACAAGTTTAAACGGGTTATCTACCCATTTAATGAGGTCAAGAATCTTGTCCGTCATGTCCCGTGGCGCAGGCTTGGCTCGTTTGACGGGTGCGCGTTTAACAGGGTCGCGTTTAACCACTGCCTTTTTAGCAGCGGTCTTGGCTACTGATTTCTTTGCCGTTACCATTTACAGCTTCATGATGTAAGCAAGTGCGTAGTAAGGAGGACGGTTCTCGTGCGCTGTGCTACCACCTTCATTATTGTTTGTTACAGTATGGCTATGTGTTTGGTTGGCGCTCATTGCACTAGTCGTAAAGCTATAGGTATGGTTATGGTTTGCGCTTTGACCTGCCGAAGTTACACTAAAAGTATGTGCGTGATTTGCGTTCTGAATGCCTGTTGAAACGTTGTGGTAATGCAGCCCCGCAACCGCTGTGTCATATCCTACAGGCGCTGGGCCACCACCATAGCCAATCGCGGCAACAAGAGAGCCATCTGGCGTAGACTGACCCGGTGCGCCTTGCTGAGCATGAGCGTGATTACCTTGCCCGTCAGTTGCTCCAGTGTGTTGGTGGTCTGCGTTCTGAATAGATGTAGTACCAGATACTCCATGATCGTGACCTACGCTGTTGTCCCCCGTAGTTCCAGAACCAGTGTGCGTGTGATCTAAGTTAACTGTTGAAACTGAATTTGTATGTGTATGGGTTGGCATTTGCGCCGTGGTAAGCGTAACGGTATTAAATCCGCCCGTATCATTAACAGCGTAGGTAGAGCCTGCACCCACAATAAACCGATCACGCAGGTCTGGAGTGCCGCTTGAACCGTTACACAACGCCCAACCTGAAGGTACTGAAGCGATAGAACCAGACCAAAGAATAATCCCACCAACGGGAAATGCAGCAAGAACGAATGCTGTAGTAGCTAACTGAGTGGTATTTGTTCCCGGCGCCGCTGTTGGGGCTATAGGAACGCCTGTAAAGGTTGGCGAGTTAAAGGGCGCTGCTGATGCTGTAATGGTATTGGCACCATCGGTAATCGAACGCCCCGTAACAACGTTAGCCCCGTCACAAACTATGTACGACTGCGACAAGGCAGGACAATCAAATGCTGTACCGGAAGCAGTTTTAACCTGAACAATATTAGCCGTAGCGTTGCGCACTGTGTAAAGCTTTGCGACGTTTGGGATCGTTAAAACTCGTGTTACCCCCGGTGTGCCAGTCACCGCAAGCACTGCACTACGCGCCTGATCTACAACACCGTCAAGGGCTGTAAGCGTTATATTTCCGCTTGTTACATCCAGATTCGTAATACCCGTAATCGCTTGTTCAATTATGGTGCCAAGGTTAGAGTTGGTTGTATTGCCCCATTGGCCCGATTGTTGACCGGTTTGAATAAGCTCAATACGTAGCGTGGGGGAAAAGGAACTTGGCATGGGGTACTCCTAGTTATTCAGTTGCCTCTGCAGCGGGCTTGTCTGCAGATTGTTGCATGGCTTGGATCAGTTGGAACACTTCACTGTATGGCTTTGAGCCAAGATAGCCAAGGATTGCGTTTGCAAGTTCGACAGAGATAGTGATTTCTTTCATTATGCTACCCAAGGAAGTGGTGGTGTAACGACAGTCGGATTTACTTGACTTTCGATCTGCTGCTCAATGTTAGCGTTAATTGCTGCGACTTGTTCTGCGCCCATTGCATCTTGCACCCAACCGATTACTTGCGGCTGCGTCAGGTCTGCGTAGGGGGTAAACGGTTGACCTTCTGTGTACGGAGCAACGCTTTGTGAGCCATAGACCGTAGCGTTATATGTACCGTCTGTGCCGTTTACACGCCATGCGGCTGAGAATACTACGTCAGTCTCGCCAAGTTCCTGTGGGTAGCAAGACATCTGCTCGATTTGCCAAGTGATTGTGGTCATTTTAGTTTCCTTCGTCTGCGGGGGTTGGTGTGTTGCCTTCGGACAGCCACTTTAGGTATTCTTGATAGTCGGTATTAGCTGGGTTGAAGGGGATACTCCACCCATCACTTCTTAAAACTGAAGACACTTCACCGGAAGATGGGCTAATTAATAGCTTATAACTAATCATTTACAACTCCGCTGAAAAATTAATCTGTGAACTACCTGACGCTTGCGCTTGGAAAAACGCAGGTCTTTGTGCGGTAGCACCAGATACGGTGGCTACAACCCCCGTCCCTTGATTGGTTGCTTGATCTCCAACAATGCTGCTTGCACTTAGTGTTGTTGCGCCTTCGTAAGTAGAAAAACTGCCGCTTGTCGAAAGAGATGGTGTTGTTCGCATTGTCGTAGGAAATGAAACATACCCATAAAATTGTGTTGAAGATGTAAACAATCCTTGCAAAAACTTTCCATACGCTGAACCACTAGCATTTATTGCAAAAAAATACCGCTGACACAACGCTAACTCAGTCCCGATACTTCTAAACTCAAACGGTGTAGCGACTGTGCCTTTCTCTAGCTGTACGCCTGTGATGTAAAAGGTAGCTCCGCTTGTGCCAACTACGCTGACTGTGCCTGTAGGTTGCACCAAGTTTCCAGCTTGCCATGCGTCTGAAGTTCCAGAATATGTAGCACCAGAACCAAGACCAAAACGAACATAAACCCCAATACCGTTATCTTTCAACCATGTTCCAGAAGTATCTCCGGTAATTGTAATTGTTTTGTATTCCCAAGTATTTGCAGAACTGATTGCATAACTAAATGGGTAACTTCTGTTTGCTGCGCTATTTGTTAATGCGCCGCCAAAAGTGCCAGTCAAACTTGATCTTGCCCAAAAAGACACCGTTACAGTTTCGGCTGAAGCAGTACCCCAGTTTAAGTCTGCAATGTTAAATCCTTCAATTACCTGATTAAATCCAAAGGTGTCACCAATAAGAACGCTATATGCGCTTGATGAAACAGCGCCTAAATAATTTATATAACCATTTGGCGGCGTGACACCGCCTGAGTTTTGCTGCATTGTAAATTTGCTGGCTAAAGTAGCAAGCATTGAATACCTATCTACAGGGTAACCTGCACTAACACTCGCCCCAGCATTCCTCTGGTCAATCGTCATCGCACCGTTGATAATGCGGTTCTTGAATCCTGTCTGCGGGGAGATGTTGCCACCACCTACATTGACCGTGCCTGTTGCTGTTAGGTTAACAACTGTGGCTGTGCTAGTGCCGTCCTGTATCACTACTGTTCCTGTTGTTGCAGGTAAGGTAATAGTCTTATCGGTCGCAGTGTCAGTCGGGGTTAAAGTAACCAGACCAGTAGAAGGTGTCTTCAGACTTAGTACGCCAGCCATTATGCTGCTCCCTTCAATGTTGCTACATCAGTTTGCAGTTGGGTGATTAGGGCTTGTTGTTCTTGAACAAGCGCAATTAAGTTTGCCATTACCTCGGAGCTTGCTGCTTGCATACCTTGATAAATAGGCTTATTACTTTTATCAACGGCATCTTTTTCACCAAATACAGACGATGGACTAACATTTTTGAATTCATGCGCCAAAAACCCGACAAACTTAGAGCCGTCTATTTTCCAAGTGCCTTGTTTTGGTTGCAAAGCCATGATGAAATCTTTAGCTTCTTTTGCTGTGACTGCGCCTGTAATTTCTTTTAGTCGATAGTCTGAGGATGTGGCAAAAACAGTAGTAGCACCGTCTGTGTAAATCTGACCTACCGCACCATTTGGGTTATAAAAAACTATTTGACCAGTAGCCGCCGTAGTATTTATGGAAGTAAGAATTATACTTGGGGAAATTTGTTTTGAATTCTGCCCTACCACAAAACTCTGCGTCCCCACCAGCAAATTGCCAGAGGAGTCGATGCGCATACGTTCTGATGCGCCGACTTGAAATGCCGTGAAAACAGCGGCATTAGTATCATTGTTGTTGAAATAAAACCCGCCAGTTTTATACTTAACAACGTCTACTGTAGTAACACCTGAACCAGCCGCATTGCCTGTTATAAAACGAATAATTGAACCAGCGGATGCACCTGTGTTAGTGTTACTTATGTCTAGGTAACGAAGCGTGTTTACTGATTCTGATCCTACTGTAACGTTGCCAGAGGAGTCGAGGCGCATACGTTCTGTGCCGCCAGTATTAAACGCCAATAAATTGGATCCAAAAACAATTTCTTCTTGTACTCCGGTGAGTGCATCATTTTGGTCAACACTTCGACGTATACGATAAGATGATGTTTCCCAATCACCAACACCAGAACCTGTAGAATCTCTGACATTGACTATTCGCAAACCGTCATTATTAGCGCTACGACTATCGGAAAAATACGCCATATTGACGTAATTACCAGCAGTTAATCCTACGACCGGAGTTTGGGAAATTAACCCATACAATGTGCTTGAAGCAGTCGTAACATAGACTTTTGACGTAGGCGAAACCGTCCCAATCCCCACGTTGCCAGAGGAGTCGATGCGCATCTTTTCGCCAAGACCAGACCCATTATTTGTATTGAACGTAATTTGAGATTGAAAATTACTTGCTGAATTTTGAACAAAATCAATGGCTGTTTGGACATTGTTTGCATAGTTATATCCAGCAAAACGCAACGCAGCACCGTCAACACCGGATGATTGATAAACACCAAATACATTATTTGTGCCAGCTGATGCTGAAAGCCCAATCGCCAATTTCCCGTAAGTCGCAGGCGAAGCCGTACCAATCCCCACATTCCCAGACGCATCTTTATAAAACTGACCTGAGCCTAAGTTAACAACACCTGTGCCGCCTGTGAGCGTACCCGTATAGGCGAGATTTGTTGTTGACTGCGTAGGTATCGTTACAGAGTCATCCGAGTTAATCGTAATGGCAGCGGTCGTCGATGTCGGGTACAGAAGCTCGGTTAGCTTGAGTTTACTAGCCATTATTTGTTCTCCAGCGCTTCGAGTCTAGCGGTTAGCTCTTGGATTGCTGCTACTAATGTAGCGACTAGGAATGATGTATCTACGCCTTGGTGTTGCGGCTTGCCATCTTTGTCTACAGCGTCTTTAGTTCCTGTAACACAGTCTGGGACTACGGCTTGCAGTTCGTGGGCAATGAAGCCTTGACCGTCAGACCCGTCTGCTTTCCATGTATACGTTACAGGTTTTAGTTGAGCTACTTTAGTAAGCGCACCCGTCATGGGTGCTACGTTTTCTTTAAGTCGGTAGTCTGATGATGTGTTGTATGAAGTTGTTGACCCAGAAGTTAAAATCTCGCCTTGAGCGTATCCGTTAGGGTTTTTAAAAGCAATCATTGCCGTAGACGCTGTTGAACCAGAAGTCATTACAAGTCCACGACTTGCAGAACTTCCGCCAGTAAAACTTATAATTGCTTTAGCATTATCAGCATGAGTCGCAGTCCCCACCAGCAAGTTGCCAGAGGAGTCAATACGCATACGTTCAGAATAACTATCGGTTGTTCTGTTGTATCCCGACCATGTAAATACGCCTAAACCTACCCCATTGCCACCAGCAAAACAACTTAATTCATAACCACTGCCAGATAAATCAGTTCCAAAACCACTAATAGCATTCGATGTGTCATTGTATATATTTAACTTTCGACCAGTACCTACGCCTAAGTCTATTTTAGCTTGCGGCAAAGTAGTACCAATCCCCACGTTGCCACCGATTTGCTGAAGAACGAGCGGTTGGACTACAGCAGCATTGTTGACGAAGGCGGATTGAATCCAAGCGTAGTACGTACCTCCCGAATTAAAATTGCCCATATTAAGCGACGGCCCACCAGCGCCTTCTGCAAAAATAACCCCAGTGTTTAGATTACCTGACGATGCTGGCGCACCAACAGTAGGATACACCTGCAGTTTGGCTAACGGACTTGACGTACCAATCCCCACGTTGCCAGACGTATCAATCCTTACTCTCTCGCTGCCGCCTGTGTAGAAGGTCATTGGCAGGTTAGTTCCCGTGCCAAGTTGCCCACTGTTAATCCGCGCTTCTGTTGCAGAAATTAAAGCTTGAATGTATGAGCTATTCGCTGGGTCTGTGCTGTTGAAGGCAAGGTATTGGGTCTGTGTAGAAGTCCCATTTGGCAGCAAACCAAGTGCGCTTTGACCGTTTGTCGTGCTGCTTTGCAGTAAAACCCGACTTGCAATAGTTGCATTACTAAAATCACCCGTAATACGATTCCCTGTGCCTGTGAAGTTTAGGTTGCCTGACAAGCCTTGCGATACCGATAGATCTCCGCCGGGGGAGGTAATTCCAGTCGTGCCATTGATCGTAATCGTCATACTATCACCCAAGTTCCATCAGTTATTATCACGGTCACGCCACTGTCAATCGTAATCGGCCCTGCGCTAATAACATTATATCCAGAAGGAACCGTATGGTTTATAGTAATCAGCGCACTATGCACAAGCAGTCCGTTTGAGGCGGTCATCTCTTGACCGGTGATGTTTCCT